CCTCGTCGCGAAACACACCCTCGGGCGTAGCGCAGGTGGCCGCCCCGTTCACGCTCGCTCACTTCGAGCGGTGGGCTCGGCGGCTGATTCTGGATACGGGGGAGCCGTGGCGGCTGGATGAGTACCAGTCGCTATTCGCGGAGGATCTGTTCGCGGGCGCGCGGGAGTGTATGCTCGTGGTGCCGGAGGGTAACGGGAAGACGACGTTGATCGCCGGGTTGGGATTGTACGGGTTGCGGTTCGCGCCGGACGCGTTGATTCCGGTGGCGGCGAGCTCTAGGGATCAGGCGCGGATCATGTACCGGCAGGCGAAGGGGTTTCTGCGGCGGTCCCGTCTGGACGATGACGGATTCGAGTTTCAGGCGTTCGATGGGTACCGGCGGATTGATTTGCGGGGTGAGGGCCGGACGAAGCGTGGGGAGGTGCTGGGGTCGATTGAGGTGCATGCGGCGGACGCTGGTACGGGCGATGGGATCATCCCGTTTCCGTACGCGTTCCTGGACGAGCTGCATCGCCATCGTTCGCTGGATTTGTATGAGACGTGGCGGGGGAAGCTGGACAAGCGGGGCGCTCAGATCGTGACGATTTCGACGGCGGGGGAGGCGGGCGGCGCGTTCGAGGAGATGCGGGACAGGATTCGGCGGGAGACGGAGGCGGTGTCGCGCAGGCCGGGGTTTGTGCGGTGTCGTTCGCGTGAGATCGCGTTTCACGAGTATGCGTTGGAGGAGGGCGCGGAGCCCGATGATGTGGAGGCGGTGAAGCGGTGCAACCCGTTGCCGGCGATCACGGTGGAGTCGCTGGCGGCGAAGCTGCGGTCGCCGACGATGTCGCCTTCGCATTGGGCTCGGTTTGTGTGCAATCGGGCGGCGAGGTCGGAGATGGCGGCGATCCAGGAGCTGGAGTGGTGGTCGGCGAAGACTGATGCGGAGATCCCGGCGGGTGAGCCGGTGTGGCTGGGGTTGGATGTGGCGTGGAAGTGGGACACAACGGCGGCGGTGCCGTTGTGGTGGCGCGACGACAGCTACAGGCTGCTTGGGCCGGCCCGGATTCTTGTGCCTCCGCGGGACGGTTCGTCGCTTCACCCGTCGGTGGTGGAGTCGATGCTGGTGGAGGTGAACGCCCGGAATCCGTTGCACACGGTGGTGATGGACACGTCTCGTGCGGAGCAGTTGGCGACGTGGATTTCTGACGAGTTCGGCGCGTTGGTGATCGACAGGGCGCAGACGCATTCGTTCGCGGTGGAAGACTACGACCGGTTCATGGAGGCGCTGCGGGAGGGGTGGCTTCGCCACGCGGGCGACGCCGGCCTGACGAGGCACGCGTTGAACGCGATCGCCAGGGTGCTGCCGCACGGCGACGCCCGGTTTGACAGGCCGTCGTCGACGCGTGACAGCGGCGGCCAGGAGATGCGAGTGATCGACGCGTTGACGGCGGCGGCGATGGCGCACTCGGCGGCGGCGATGATGCAGCAGCAGCCTGCCGCCCCTCTGGTCGCGTTCGCCTAACCGCCTGCCTGCCGATAGGCGGCGCATGGGTCTCCTCGCCCGACTCGGGCTGCAGCGCGAACCCGAGCGTTCGACCGGGATCGGCGCCCTCTCGTTCGATCAGTGGCTGTCCTGGATGACATACCAGGGGAACCAGTACCCGTTCATGCCGGCGATGTCGATGTCGGGCCAGCCGCGGGAGGAGCCGGAGCCGACGTTCGAGGGGTATGTGCATGGGGCGTACCGCACGAACGGGGTGGTGTTCGCGTGCATGCTGGCCCGGCTGTCGCTGTTCTCGGAGGCCAGGTTCCAGTTCCGGCAGATCCGGTCGGGCAGGCCGGGCGACCTGTTCGGGACGGAGGAGCTGCGGATCCTGGAACGTCCGTGGGAGAACGCGACGACGGGGGATCTACTGGCGCGAGCGATCCAGGACGCCGACCTGGCCGGGAACTTCTACGCGGTCAGAAGGCAGGGCACGATCCGCAGGTTGCGGCCGGACTGGGTGACGATCGTGATCGGGTCGGAGCTCGACGCGGAACAGCCGGGGTTCGCGTCGGACGCGGAGGTGATCGGCTACCTGTACAAGCCGGGCGGGCCCCGCGGCGCTTCCGACCCGGAAGTGCTGTTCCCGGACGAGGTGGCTCATTTCGCGCCGATCCCGGATCCGACGGCGAGGTTCCGCGGCATGTCGTGGCTGACGCCGGTCGTGCGGGAGATCATGGCCGATCAGGCGGCCACCGACCATAAGCTGACGTACTTCGAGCGTGGGGCGACGCCGAATCTGGCGGTGTCGCTTGACGCGTCGGTGGGAGCGGAGGCGTTCTCCACGTTCGTGGAGGCGTTCAAGCTGCGCCACGGCGACCTCGAGGACGCCTACCGTACGATCTTCCTCGGCGGGGGAGCCGACATCAAGGTTGTCGGGTCGGACCTGCGTCAGATCGATTTCAAGGAGACGCAGGGTGGCGGCGAAACGAGGATCGCGGCGGCGGCGGGGGTGCCTCCTGTGATCGTCGGGTTGTCCGAGGGGCTCGAGGCGGCGACGTACTCGAACTATGCGCAGGCCAGGCGCAGGTTCGCGGACCTGACGATGCGTCCGTTGTGGAGGAACATCGCTGGTTCGCTGCAGTCGATCATCGAAGTGCCTGCCGGGTCGGAGCTGTGGTACGACGACCGCGACATCCCTTTCTTGCAGGAGGACGTGAAGGACGCCGCGGAGATCGTGGAGGTTCATTCCCGTGCGATCCGTAACCTCACCGACGGCGGGTACACACCGGAGTCGGTCGTGGACGCGGTCGTGTCCGGTGATCTTCGCAGGTTGTCGCACACGGGGCTGCTGTCGGTGCAGATGCAGAAGCCGGGGTCGGCGTCGACGAACGGGTCGTCCGCGCCGACAGGGCCGGCAGACCCGATCGAGGCTTGAGCCGATAGGCGGCGCTGATGGCCGAGAACGTGATGCCGCCGCGCGACAACCTGTACCGCGCCGACTTCGCCGCCGACCTCGAGCTCCGCGAAGACACCGACGGTGACGGTCCCCCCAGGCTCGTCGGGCATTTCGCCCGCTTCAACGAGTGGACGGAGATCAACTCGGTGTTCGAGGGGCGGTTCATGGAACGGATCGCGCCCGGGGCGATGGCGAAAACGATCCGTGAGAGCCGGTCGAAGATGCGGGTGCTGTTCCAGCATGGCCAGGACTTCCTCGGCGAGCAGATCCTCGGCCGCATCGACGTGCTCCGCGAGGACGACACCGGCGCCTACTACGAGGTACCGTTGTACGACGGGATCCCTCCGCTGCTGCTGAACGGTTTGCGCGACGGCCAGTACGGCGCGTCGTTCCGGTTCCGCGTGATGCAGGAGGAGTTCGTCCGGAAGCCGGAGCCGAGCGAGCACAACCCTGACGGGCTGCCGGAGCGAACGATCACGGAGGCGTCCGTGCGGGAGTTCGGCCCGGTTACGTTCCCCGCCTACGACGGCGCCACGGCCGCCGTTCGTTCCGTCACCGACGAGTTCATGCTGCCCGGGCTGCGCGACCTGCTCGCGCTCGCCGGCAGCGACATCCAAGCACGAGCCGCAGCACTCACAGAGCCGGATCCGCCGCAGGCGGACACCACTCGCCAGAGCCGCAGCACTCGAGCAGGCCGTGACTACCTGCGACACAACGAGGAGGCTCAACCGTGGCAACTGTGAGCATCGACGAGCTCGTCGCGGAACGCGACGAGCTGAAGGCCCGCGTGGCGGCGATCGACGCCGAGCACGCCGGCGAGCGTTTCTCGGAGGAGATGCGCGAGGAATGGAACCGGCTGAACGGCGAGATCGACGAGTACGACGCACGCATCCAGGAGCTCGAGGCACGCGCCGAGCGTGTCGCCGCGCTCGGGCAGAACTCCGAGGCGCGGGAGGATCTTTCGTTCTTGACCGCCCGCCCGGGTCGCGGCGAGAACATCTACGACCTCTCAACGGTCCGCCGGTCGTTCGACGACCCGACCGTGGAGGGCAGGGAGCTGCGCGACCGTGCGCTGAGGGCCCTGGAGGCGTCGCAGTTCCCGCACCCGCACGCCAACCGTGAGGACTGCCAGGGGCACCTCGAGCGGATGCTGGACGCCATCGACACCGAGGACGGAAAGCTGGCCCGTCACTTCCTCGCCACGAGCTCCCCTACGTACCGGCGGGCATTCGGGAAGTATCTGGCGCAGAAGCCCCTGTCGAACGAGGAGCAGCGCGCTCTCTCGCTGACGGCGGCATCGGGTGGCTACGCCGTCCCGTTCGTTCTCGATCCGACGATCATCCCGACCTCCAACCTGGCCGTCAACCCATTCCGGGCGGTCGCAAGGGTCGAGCAGATCCTTGTTGACGAGTGGCGGGGTGTCACCTCGGCCGGCATCACCGCTGCGTACGCGGCCGAGGCCACAGAGGCCAGTGACAACGCGCCGACGCTCGCGCAGCCGACCGTCTCCACCGAGAAGGCGCAGGCGTTCGTGCCGTTCTCGATCGAGATCGGGATGGACTGGGCGGGGCTCCAGGCAGAGATGGCTCGGCTCCTGCAGGACGCGAAGGATGAGCTCGAAGCGAGCAAGTTCGCGACAGGCTCGGGCACGAACGAGCCGCAGGGTGTGATCACCGGTGCGACGGCGACGGTCGCGTCATCGACGGGAGGTGCGTTTGTCTCGGCGGATCTGTACTCGCTCGAGGCGAACGTGCCGCCGCGGTTCCGGCCGCGGGCGAGCATGGTGATGAACCGGGCGATCGCCCAGAAGATCCGCCAGTTCGACACCGCCGGCGGCGCCCAGCTCTGGATCGACAACCTTCGGGTGGGTCTGGACAACCAGGTGCCCGCCCCGGGGAACTACGGCGCTCGGGTGCTCGGGTACGGGGCGTACGAGTCGTCCGCGATGTCGTCCACGGTCACGACCGGCCAGAAGATCATCATCATGGGCGACTTCTCCTACTACCTGATCGCGGACAGGGTCGGGCTCTCCGTCGAGCTGATCCCGCACATCTTCGCGACGGCCAACAACCGGCCATCCGGTCAGCGCGGCCTGTACGCGTACTGGCGGAACGGAGCGGCTGTCCTGGCGACGAACGCCTTCAGGGTGTTGCAGCTCTGATGGCCGGCGAGGAGAAGAAGGCGAAGGCCGCCGCGCCCGAGACGCCTTCGGCGCAAGCTCTTGGCGAGGTTGGTGAGCCGAAGGCGAACGCTCCGGATGAGGAGAAGAACGCGCACGCGGCCAGGTACGCCGCCGCGAAGCGTAAGCACCGCTGGGGCTAGCCCGGCATCAAGACGGTGGGGCCGGTCTCTCACGGCACCGGCCCCACCGAAGACCGTGAGGAGGTGGGGCAGTTGGCAAGACCTCGCAGGAACCCAGACGACGACATCATGATCGCCGTCGATTCGGGTGTGGTCGTTCACGACGGACGCGAGCAGATCGTGACGAAGGGCGTCACCCGGGCTCGCCGCGGGCACCAGATCGTGCGGGCCAACCCGTCGCTTTGGCGACCGATCGACGTGCATTTCGACATCGAGCAGGCGACCGCGGCGCCGGGCGAGCTTCGCGGCGAGCCGTGAGCCGCGTCCCGCCGACGCTCAAGCGAGATCCCGCCGCCCCGCCTCCAGGCACGATCGGTGTCGTCTCTGGCGACCTCGGCCGGTTCACCGAGTTCGCTGTCTCAATGTTGCGGCTGGTGCGGCCCCCTGACACGTCGATCATGTGGGTCAAGGGTCTGGACGTCACGGCTAACTACAACAGGATCATTGAGGGGATGGCGCCCGGCTCGGAGTGGTTCTGGATCATGGGAGACGACCACATGTTCGAGCCGCTGATCCTGATTCAGCTGCTCGCGCACAACGTGGACGTGGTGGTGCCGTTCTGCCTGGAACGTCAGCCGCCGTTCAAGCCGGTCGTGTACTCGGGTGTGCAGGGCGCAGACGAGAATGGCTTGGACGTCTACACGGTCGCCAACCTGCCGGCCTCCGGCCTCGTCGAAGTGTACGCGGCGGGAACAGCGGGGATGCTCATCCGTCGGCGCGTGCTTGACGCGCTTGAGCGGCCTGTGTTCGAGACGAGCGGTCGGCATCAGAACGAGGACCTGAACCTGTGCCGGAAGATCCGGGAGGCGGGATTCACGATCCATTGCGACATCGACGCTCGACTTGGCCATGTCGGCGTGTTTGGCATCTTCCCGCTCTGGGTGGGTGACCGGTGGGGTACCGCGCTCGAAAACGGCGGCACGATCATTCCGCTCTACCCATACGACGAGGCTGAGGATCCGGCGGTCGCATGACGGTGCTCGTCACGGGCGCCCACGGCTCGGTCGGCTCGGCGCTGCTGAAACGGTTGCGGTGGGACGTGGCCGCCACCGACGTCGACACCCTCGACGTGACCGACGAGGACGCGGTGTCCGCATGGCTCGTCGAGCACCGTCCGCGCGTGGTGTACCATTTGGCTGGCGCGAAGCACGCCCCGGAGGGCGAGCTAGACCCGGCGTACGTCGCACGCGTCAACATCGACGGCACCGTGAACGTTCTCGCCGCTGCGGCGTCGGTGGGTGCGAAAGTGGTGACGGCGTCGACGTGTAAGGCGTGCGACCCGGAAACAGCGTACGGCGCGTCCAAGCTGATCGCGGAACGCGCCACTCTGAACGCCGAAGGGGTTGTCGTCCGGTTCCACAACATTCCGGAGTCGTCGGGGAACGTGTTCCGTCTGTGGGAGGGTCTGCCGCCGGACGCTCCGCTGCCTGTGACGGACTGCTGGCGGTACTTCACCCGGCTGGAGAACGCGGTCGAGCTGTTGCTGCAGGCGGCGTCTTTGCCGTCGGGCCGATACTGTGTGCCTCCTTCGGGGCCGGAGCGAATGGCGGATGTCGCCGCCCGCCTCTACCCGGGGCGGGCGCAGACGATGATCCCTCGCCGGCGTGGTGATCGGGCCCGTGAGCCGCTGCATGCGGCCTCTGAGACCGTTGAGTCGGCTGGGGAGTGGTTACGGATCGTCGGTCCACACGATCCTGCGCGGACAGTGGCGGCGGTTGCGGCCTGATTGTGCTGGTTTCCGCCGTCGGCTCGGCGGACTGCCCGGCCTCGAGGGCTCTTCTCACGGAAGGGGTCGCCTGCGAGGTGGCGGTGATGACGGACGTCGCCGACTATCCGGAGGCCGTCAGGGACGTGTGGTGTCTTGGCAGAGGGTTCGTGCTTGTCGAGCACGATGTGGTTCCGTGGCCCGGCGCGACGTCCCAGCTGGTGGACTGTCCGGAGCGCTGGTGCGCATTCGAGTATCCGCTTGCGCCGGGTTGCTTGTCGCACGCTCTGGGGTGCGTGAAAGTCGCGGCCGGCGTCGATCCTCCGTCGGTATGGCCTTCGTCGTGGCGGGAGCTCGACGCGTCCGTGTACCGGCATCTGGGCATGCCGCATCTTCACGGTCCGCCGGTGGCTCATGCGAAGCATCATGGGATCCTCTGCCGATAGGCACCAGTCGATGGCGATGTATTCGGTAGCAGGCCGGGCGACAGGCGCGGGGACAACACTCAGGCCGGCGGTGTCGCTTTACGCCCCGGCGGGCTCAGGCGGCGCCATCCGCGAGATCGGGATCTTCAACACGACGGTGACGCCGTGCGTGTACCGGGTGGCTCGTCTGACGGCGCAGGGTACGCCAGGCACGGGTTTGACGGAGGTGGAGTACGACGAGGATTCTCCACCGCCCCTGATGACCGCGTTCGACACGCATTCCGCGGACGCGACTGTTGCGACAGGGTCGTTCCGGCAGGCGGCGCTCGGGGCGGCTATCGGTTCCGGCGTGATCTGGACTTTCGGCGCCCGCGGGCTTGTC